GAAATAGACATAGTGTTTCCTGTATATGTTCTTAAAATCCTTGTAGGACAATCATAAGGGATTCCATCTATTACTACTGAAAATTCAGGTGTCGATGTATTTCTTCTAAATCTAATGCCAATTACCTTTCCCTTTAAAACTGTATTCAAAAGCACAAAATTAGAACCTAATCCAGCGGATACAGTGTTTAAATTCAAACCTGATGCTGTTCCATCGCCATTTGTCCAATTTACATAAGACGGAAAAGCTGAACCACTTCCTCCCTGTACTACTTGAATTTCTGAGGCTGTAATGAAATTATTAATAGGTATTTTGACAATTTCTCCTTGCTCAATTTTTACTTTTAAAATTCCTTCTGGACTACCATCGTCTTGAACTGCTAATATCCCTCTATCTTCTACTGGAAAATTATTTGCCATTTTATTTTTGTTTTTTAGTTAAATATCTTCTGTTGATGCAATCCACATTCTTGTACCGTCTGGCCACAATTGGTAAATTGTATTAGTAATTCCTTTGTTTTCGTCATTTAAGACTTTTACTGTTTTCAAAACAATAGGAGTAGGTAAAAGTAATAATGATGCGTAATCTGCAACTTCTAAGAATCTACTATCTACATATATTTTTTGTGGGTAGTCTAGGTCTGTGATGTTGGCAGAATAATCTTGTTGAGAAATTATTCCTCTAGGATTACTTTTTGTGGAATTTATTTCAACTCCAAATTCATTTACTCTTAATGAATTATATTCAATATTAAATGTATCTATCTGTATTAAAACAGCTTCACTACTACTTAAAGTTAGCATAGCTTCTAGTAATGGTGCGATAGTTTTTAAATAAATACTATTTTCATCAGTATCAAATGTTAAGTTTGTTATTTGTGTCTCTGATTTTTTTGCTATTAAGGAAGTAATTTCTCCATCTCCAATAAACTCAATATCCCCTGTAACAGGATTACCTACTGTAGTTCCTGATAATGGTATGTAATCTTCTGAATTAATACCTACTTCTATAAAATCATTTCCAACTGCTTGTAAAGCACCATTTCCATAATATCCTTTTATTCCTGTAAATAAATATTCGTGATATGTTCCTGTAAAAGTACCTTGTATTTTAATTTGTCCTAAATTCTGATCTTGAATATAAATATTTGGAAGTGCATTATTAATACTATCAATTGCATTTGAAGATGTAGAGCCAAAATCAACATCTTGACGCACCGAAGTAGGCAAATCAACAATATTTACATTTTTCCTAACAATTTCAATATACCATCCATTTATAGTAATGTCAGCCGCTTTGTTGGTTGATATCCAAATTTCAGCAGGATAATCTTTAATATCAGCACTTCCAATATCAAAACATACATCTTCACTAACTCTAAACATTGAATTAGTCTTAACTTGTCCTTGAGATACATTCAATGTAAATTCACTAGCAGAACCTATCCCAAATTTAATATAAAACTTAAACAATTGGTCTGTTCCTGATGTTTCAATAAATAAATCAATTCTGAAATTTATTAAATCCCCTACTGATAACTGAGTAAAGTCTAATTGATTTGTAACCTCATTATAAACAGACGAAATACCATAAGGTGCGTTACTTACATTCGTATAAGCTCCTAAAGCATCGTTTAATAACTTTTCATCTACATTGGCTGCAATTGCTTGCGGTGTTGTTTGGGTTGCTAAATCGGCATAATGAAATGAACCTACTGCATTAACATATTGGTTCAATGCTTTAAAAACAGCATCCTGCGAAGGTGCTGAATCTAAAACACCTGAATTAACTGTTTGAGCTATTCCTATATTTTCAGGATCAACCGTAATTGGTATTTCTACTGCAATTTCCCAATGGTCACTTAATGACATTATAGCGTTTAATCCTTTTGTGCAAACAATATCAGGATAACCATTTACATTTAAAAATGTTCCTTTACCGCATAAAAAGAAACTTGCATCTGTTGGCACGTCTGGCAATTGTTGACCATCAACAACTGAAATAGGTAAATATCCAACTCCACCACTCGCATCTAATACGGTTGCAATTAAATCAACTAAATTTTGCACCGTTCCACGTTTTAAAACCTGACTTACTTCGTGAGGCAAATTATCAGTTAAACTAAATGGAGCATCCGATAATTGGTCAACTCTTATAGTTGTTATTGCATTTGGATCTATCATAATTTCATTATTTTTAAAACAACTATGTAAGGTTGCATATTGTTGTGAGGTTGTCCACCTCCTGAAACTCCTGTGGCTTGCATTGCACCACCTAATGTATCTCCAATATATGGAGTTTCAGGGTATTTAGTTCCCTCTGAATTATTGGCATAAGTCATTCCGTGAGAATGTGACGGTATTTGATCGGTTGTTAGTGTGTGCGTTGTTGCGCCTCCAAAACTACCTATTGCATAACCTGTGCCCTCAGCAACCTCAACAAGTCCTGCCATTGGTGGCGTTCCATTGTTCCCGTTTACTTTCGCCCATCCTGTTAGTGAATTTATGCCTAATCCTGACGCATCTAAATTAGTATCGATATACTCTTGATTTACATATAAAGTCTTAATTTCATATTGAAACGATCCAACGTTTAAGTTTAGCAAATCAATTAATTGTTGTATAGTGCATCTAAATAAGTCTGTACCTATTTCGTGCGGTATATTATCGGTTAAAGTAGGCAAAGCGGATGCTAATTGACCTACTCTAATTGTGGTTATATCTGCTGGAACTATTGCCATTTTATACTTCTTTTGTTTTGATTACTAAATTTGCGTTTACATCGGTAACTAATACAATATTAGGGTCTCCATTGTTTAATATTGTTTCTCCTAAAGTTGTAACTTTTGGTATCCCAAAACCTACCATTGACCCGGTAAATGATAAAAATTCATCGATTGCAGAGGCTTCCGAAATTTCATTAATATAACATTTTCCATAATCTACAATTGGGAATGTAGTACCTTGTATTTTCCAATCTAAAAGCGTTTTATTTCGTTTCAATAATTTCAATCTGTCATAACTTGCTAGATTAAAATTACCCATTGCAACGGTTGAATTTACTTGCAACCCATCAAATGAAATAGAATAATTCTGCATCGTTGGTTTTGATGTCGCCCATCCATCGTTATCTCGTGTTGTTGTTGGTAGCATTTCGGAACTTTCAGAAATTGAATTACTCGTTAAACATCCAACTGGAAGCCACGCCCCATTCAGTTTGATGTATAAAATTCTATCGCTTCCGTTTGTGTATTCCATAATTCAAAGATATAAAATTATTTTGAATATACTATCCCTTAATTGTTGGTTTTACAGTATTTCCATAATCAGGCGTAATCAAAAATTCAATGTCCCCTACTTCATCTTGATATAGCTGTGTTAATTTAGCACTCATTTTATTACTTCGTAAATCATAACTATAATTAGTAAACATAAAACTACCTATAATATTATTTATACTGATTATAGATAAGTAAGGAAATTGTCCATAAATCCCACCGCTAAATATTTTTATAGGGTTTCTTTGAACTCTCAAATCATCTTCGGCACTTATTAAAAGAATCGGTTTATTCTCTGTAAATCCTGTTCTATTCCAATATTCTGTAAGTGTAATTTTGTCCGATTTGTAAAGCGAGCCTATTAATAATGATGTAGAATCACCATTGGATACCGTTTGGTTTTCCTTAGTAATTGAGCTTGGAGGCGTTGCCCTTGCAACTGTGTAAAAAGTTCCAACTATTCCTGTTTGTGTTTGACTTGCATCTGTTATATCTATTTTATTAATTTCTGTTAATACTGGGTCAATACTTCCTATAAATCCCCAAACAGGTTTTAATATAGTTAACGTAACGGTACAATCAGAATCTATTGATTCAGTTGTGAAATTAAAATCAGCAGTCGCTGAAATTCCACTAAAAGCATCCCCACATTTGCCTTGAAAATAATCACTTGGATTTGTTGTCCAAACTCCTAATTTATTACAATATTTCCCATCGCTTCTTTTTAATCTAAATCTAAAAAAATGTTGAGAATAATTAACAAATAAACTTGCGTTTAGTTTTAAAATAGCTCCAGAAGTTACTGCAAAAGAATTAGAGGTCATTATTTCTATAAAAACATTTCCTGCAATTGAATTTATTTTCAAACCTGATAAATCGCTTAAATCATTTATAATTAAGTAAGCATTAGCAGGATTTACAGTCCAATCTTCAAAATTTAAAAACTTGTCGTGTACTAATTCCTTATTTAGAATGAATCCATCTAAAAAGCCGTGATCATAACGTAATCTATAAGCAGAAATAGCTCCTTTAACTTCAATTTGTTGATTGCTATCGCAGTGGTGCGGATAGTAATTGTCAATATTAGATCCTAAAGTATAGTTCGTTTTAACAACTATTTCAGTATCTAAAGTGTTGTTTATAAAAGTTGTGTTTGGTTTTAAATCAGTTGGTCTATAAACCCACCATATACCGTTTTCCTGAGTAATGACAGCAGAAAATATATTTAAAATAGATGTTAAAACCTCGTTACAATCCATTATAGTTTCACTATCTTTCTTTACATATCTTGAAGCATTTACATAAGTGTCTTTTAAAATATTCGTTCCTATATACCCATCATAAGCTAATCCAATTGATGAATAAATTGGCATTAACAACCCAGTACGATCTAAACACCCTTTTATTACTTCATAAAATGATAACTTCCCTGTAAAATGAAAACCGTCAGATTTTACAAACGACAAGTCTTTCATTGCGCCTAAACCGTCTATTACTTCAATATTCACTAACCATTCCTCATTTATCCAAGATTGCTGTATTCCATCTGGTTTTATAAATCCGTTGTAAATTACATCATTTCCTTTTTTTAGTTGAACATAGTACGATTGTTCATCAGCCAAAGCAAATTCATCAAACGTAATTGTACTGTTTGCCTCCAAAGATAAATTCAATCCTGACCCCCTTATTGGTTCTAAAATAGTATCTACATCACCTTTATTTAAAGTGATATTTCCAAATATTTCAGTAGATGCACCAAGATAGTTTTTGAGTGTAATACTCAAACGATAATCATCGAAAATAATATAGTATTTTTCCATTTTATAAACCTAATGAATTTTGACCACCCATTCTTTTATTTGATGCAATTGTATTAGAAAGTACACCTATTAATTTTTGTCCTGCTATTTCAAATACTACTGTTCCACCGTTTGAACTTGCAGTACTGAATCCACCGCTTGATGTTGAATAGTTAGAAGATGAGCCTCCACTACTTGATTTACTACCACCACTTGCAGCAGAACCAATTGCACCTCCAGCGGCTTTTAATGCAACCCCAACCGCAATAGCCGCTAAACCTGCCGCTATTGATACTGGTCCACCTGTTAATATAGCTAAATCTAGTTTTCCTTTTATTACCGCTAAAGTACCGTATTTTATAAGCATTCCTCCTAAATCAGATAAAAACGCTCCTAAACTTTGTAATAAACTTTGCCCTATCGCTTGTAAAACATTTCCCCCATTTACTAAAGATTCACCTATTGCAGTTCCTAACCTATCAAATGTTCCTGAAATTGAATCATCAATAAGGTTGTTTAAATCTTCATTGAATTGCATCATTAATTCAATGCTTCGCATAAATTCCTCTGACATTGGTTTAACAAGTACGCCGCTAGGAAACATTTTAGCAAATGAATCAGCAATTGTAGCACCTTGTAGTTCTACCAAACCATTAGGCACTAATGAACTATCAACACCTCCCACTTGGGGTGTTACATTTGATGGTTTCCCTGTTTTTATTACACTTGCTTTTTTTTCTTCTAATTTAATACTTGTAGCAGTATCTTTGTTTATTTTATCAATATAAAATAATTCCTCTTTTTTTAATGCATTTATTTCAGCTTGTTTATCAGCTATCGAACTAGTTGTTATTGATAAACCAGCAGAAATACCACCAAGAGATTGTCCTATTCCTATTGCGGCTTGACCTGATGCATTAGCAAGTCTAGCTTCTGTTTGTTTTAAAAGATTTGTTTGTTTTTGTTGTTTTATTTTATCTTTATTTTGCTCAATTTCAATAGCTAAAATTTTACTTTCTATTTCAGCAACTTTATCAGCGGCAGCGGTTGCTCTTGCTCTTGCAATTATAGCTTTTGTTAATTCTTTGGTTATTCCCGTTAAATCACCGTTTAATATTTTTTCTTTTTCTAAATTTCCAAAATAACCGGGATAACTAGTTTGTAATTTTTCAACTGCTGTTAATCTATCTCTATCACTTTGCGCTTTATTTTGCGCTACTGATATAAGTGCATTAAGTCCAGCTATTTCAGCACCTGAACCCTTAACAGCTTCAACTGATAAATTATTGAAAGACTTTGCAAGTGCATCATTCTTGCCTCTTAACATATCAAAAACATCACCAACGGTTATTCCTTTTTGAGACATTATAGTAAGTCCTGTCACCAGCAAAGATATACCTAACATTACACCACCAATACCAGCCAAAGAGCTTAACATCGCTTTTACAGCACCACCAGCAGACCCCGTTTTTTGTGCTAAATATTGGAATTGTTCAGCCGTGTTTGTAATGTTGTTACCTATCCCTATAATTCCATAGGGTGCATCTTGAGCGATACGGCTAAATGCAGTAAGAGCAACACCACCGTTTGCGGTTTGTTTTTGGAAACCCTGCATCGCATTACCAGCACCTGTTGCGCTTGTTTTTAGCGTTGCAAGTTTTGCCTTAGCTTGGTCAATAGCAGTGTTTATTTGCGAAGTATCAGCACCGATTTTTATATTGTCAGACTTTAATTTCTTTAAGTTCTGAATCTCTTTTTCGGCTTGTGCTATTCCTTTTTGTAAGTCATCAATATCAGCTCCAATGCTAACTGTTAATTTGTCTTGTGCCATCTTGCCATTTTTTATATTCCTGTATAAATAATTCTTTCATTGATTCTGAAACCCCTAAACTTTGCTTTTTATCGCTTGGTAGTGGCATAAATTGTTCTTTACGTTTACTTAGTTTTTTCGGGTCTAAATGAGGTGCAGTGTAACATGTCCACATTAATTCCCTTAATTTTTGATATTCGTTTAATTCAATCCTTTTATAAGCAAAAAGCCTAATTTGGAACTCTGCCCACGTCATATCGTAAACGGCTTCCAAATTAGGCATCTTTAATTCACCAATAGCAAAACAAATTACATCTTCTTGCCAGTTTATTTTTTCGTCACTTTTTTTTTAACTTCGGGCTGTGCAGGAACATCTTTTGTTAAAGACAAATCGAAAGATTGTCTAAATTTAATAAGTGTTTCTAAATCTGTTTCGTCAATCCATTCAATAACATTCTTTAACGTAAAATCTACTTCTTTATCTTCACGCAAAAGAGCATATTCCATTGAATGAAATATCATAATCGGCATCCATTTAAATGGGTTTGAATTTCTTTCTTTGTCAAAATCTGTATAACTGATTTTATAAGCGTCTAATAAATTGCCAATAAAACCAAATCCAAAATGACAAAGCCTATATTTACCCCCTAAATTTAAAGTGATTTGTTTCATAAATTATGCGTTTGGATCAACTAAAACAATTGCGCCTGAACCGTCTAATGTAGCACTAAAAGTTGAAATTTCATCGCCTGAACCTTGCGATAAACTTAAATCAGTAATGATTGCATTTCCATAATATTTAATAGAAGTTGCATCTGTAACATCCGTATCAATTTTCCATTCTACTGTTGTTTTAGCCATTTGCAATGCTAAAAGTGCATCGTGTGATTTTTTAGCAGTATCGCCACCAACTGATGTAGTATCGATATACTCACCTTCTGCATCTATTGTATATGAAAATGTCCCAGCTTGTTTTTCAACAACACCAGGATTGCATTTAGTTTGACTTTCGATAATTGAAACCGTAGAGTTAAGACTATTTGAAGTCAAACAAGCTACAGGTTTCCAAGTTGTGGCATAAATATATAATACGCCATTTTCTCCTTTAATTGCTGCCATAATATTTTAGTTTTTAAGTTTTATTTTTATCAAAGATACAAATTAATTTAACAATAATTCAATTCGTATAAAATTTCTAAATACATTTTCTGTCGGTGTTTTCAAACTCAAAGAATCAGGAAACGAAAATGTACGATTTACCACCTCATAACCTGTTATTTCAATGTTTTTTATCAGTTCATATATTGCGCTTTCAATATCGTCACCTTTTACTCTTGACCCTGTATTACCAGCACCTTTATAAATTGTTATAATATCCAATAATAAAGACGCTTCCCATCGATAATTACATTTAGTAGCTTTGTCAATAGTTTTGCTTTGGCTTGTCATAAGCACGTATTCAGTAGGGTTTTTATTTCCTGTAACTTGCATATCAAAACAGGGATAAGTACTGTTTACTAAATTATAAACAGATTTTCTAATATGTTTGCTTGGGTTTGTGCTATTTAGTGCTGCCATATTTTTTGAGTAATAATTTTAATTTCTTTAAATAATCTTGGCGACCTTTTATATAACTTGGGTACATATAAGGTTGTGGTCTTTGTCCTACTCTTAAAAGTTTCAGCATAATTACAAAAGCATATTTTTCTTCTATTCCTTTTGCATTACACCACTCTTTTATGTGTTTTAAAAAATCACCCTTTAATCCTACTTTTTTACCTTTAAATTGAGCTGCTATTTCAGTCCATTCACTCGGTACATTTACAAGAGTTCCTGTTCCAAACTCTACAAAAGCGGCATAAGGTGCTTTTATGCCACCTGCCGAAATATCCCAAACAGTTTTATTTTGTTCAGTAGCTAAAATAGATTGTCCTAATGATCCAAAATTAGTCGGTGATAATTGTTTTGCGTTCAATTCAATTCCACGTGCTACTAACTCGGTAACATCAGCAATATCTTCTTCAACTTCTTTTCCATATTTGCGGAGTTGGGCGACTACTTGCGATATTCCTTTAATTTCCATTGCAAACTATTTCAACTTCAATATTGTTTAAATCTTGGTTTACAAGATTATTTATTTGATACTTTTTAGAATGATACAATATGAAATTATCTTTGATGTTTATATCAATATCGTAACGATTTCTAATAGTAAACACGATTTGATTAATGTTTTGAACTGTCCCGTTATCGCTTTGATTTAGTGAGCTTGGTGTTTTTACGTTTGCCCAGAAAGTAGATTGTAAAGCATCAGTTACGGTATAACCTCCGTAAGTATCAGATATCTCGGTGGTTTTCCAAAGTTGTATTAATCTATCGTATTTTCTTGCTCGGTTCATATAAAACGTCTGTTTTGATCCAATGTAGCATTTATAAAATCAGGAATAGAATTATCAGATCCTTTTGTTTCTGAATTATAAAACCAAAAGTTAATAATTCCCAAAGCACAATCGATTAATTCAGTTGGTATATCATCAACATCGGAATAACCAATTGTTAAAGTCACAACATCATTAATAGTAGGGACAATTGCATAATTTGGTCGGTAAACAATATCTAATAACGTAACTGTGTTATCAATTGGATAATCGTAAACTCTAACTTGTTGAACCAAAGCACAATCTTTGTAATATACTTTATTACGTGTTTTGAAAATGTGATTTGTGCGTTTTTCAATTATAGACAAAGAACTACCTATCATTTGCGTAATTTCCGCATCTGTTTCAGTTTGTCCTGCATCTACTTTTAAATAGAGTTTTGCGGTTTCTAATGGTATTACGTCTAAGTAAGTAGTCATTATTTTTTAGCTTTTACGGGTTTGATTTCCTTAACTAAATCGTACTTAACCATATTTACAGCATCTTCATCATTCAATTCAATAGTATCTCCTATTTCATAGTTCTTTTGCTCTGACAGTTTAAAAAAAGGTTTTAATACTTCATATTTCATAATGTTAATTTTTAAAGTTATTCAAAGATATAA